TCACTGTTCTTTTATCCACATAAGAAGAAACTTTTCTGCTTCTAATGCTGGAAAATACCACTTTCCACCTATCTTAAATTTTGGAAAACGTTCATCATAAAAGAAATATTCTCTAATGGAGCTTCCACTCATACTTGTTTGTCTACACAATTCTTTCATATCCCAAAACGTTTTTCTCTGTTCAATATTATCTAGTCGTTTTCGTAACTCTTCTAAGAAAAGTTCTTCAATCTTTTGCTCATCTATTTTAATATCAAGAATGTTATTCACCTTCTTTCATATTTTTCAATTCATTTAACTTCTTTCTTTGCTCACGTTTTCTTTTTATGATTAATTCTCTTGCAGCTGATATTAACGGTGTTAAAAATTTCTTCCACTGTTCTTTTTTAAGGACTACTTTCACCACATACCCATATTCATCACGAATAATTTGTTCTTTCTCATTTTCCATACTCTTTATCCCCTTCCATGTTTATTTTTTCTTGTTCATCTTTACGAGCCGCTAATATACGCGGAACCGATGTTTTCATAAAAAACTCTGCCATCTTTAATGCTGTTTCTTTACTAGGCGGATTATCTAAAATAGTTCGTTCTTTTCTTTCTATAAGATTCTTCCTTTCATTCATAACTTTTTACCTCTTTTCTTTTTATCCCCTTTGTAAGTGAGTATCGTACACAACTTACCATCTTCCAGAACAACTTTTCTGTCATAATCCGCTAGGATTTCCTCACGATTTATTCTTTCTACTTTTTCACCGTACCTCCAATATCCAGCATGAAGTAGAAACTCAGAATAACCTTCTGGAATCGGTAATTCATAGCCATCTAAAGTTATTTTAGTGACTTCAATACCTTCTCTAATAATCATCGAATCACCCTTTCAATTTTGAATATGGATAAGTTCGCTTCGAGTTATGTTAAACCCTTTAAGGGCTACAGCTTGGTATAAAAAATAATGGTTATAATCTCTCCACTTCATCGTATAATAAAAAGCCACGTTATTTAAACGTGACCTTTTATAGCTATCGATCGATTGTATTTTTAAGCTTTATTTGAATCATTAAGCCGCAAAACCTTATATAAATCATTAGAAATAATAATATTATTGAAAATATCTTGTTCCGAATTTTTATTATAAAAATTCTCAGCAGTCCAACACATTTTACGACAGAAGTCGATTACTCCTATTTGAATTCTTATATTACAATCATCTTCATTGTCTTCCCAATCCTTGCTATAGGAAGTTATAGTATCTGTTAACTCGAAAACAAAATCCTTAGATCCTGTCTGATTATACTTCCCTCTCATATACTCTCTAATATCACTTGACCCATCATGGAGAAAATTACAACGTAACTTATAAACCGCATCACCATCAAACCTATCGACATTTTCCATTCCATCAGAATTTTCGAATTTATGTATGTACTCGTTATACCATTGAGCATATCTTTTCCTTACTCCCTTAATTTCAGGATATGCAATCTTCCCACAAATATCGGGCAGTGTAAGTGTTAAAGCTAAAGCTGATAAATAATTTTTATTATCCAGGCTGCTCATAATTTCTTTTATAAGTTTATCCAAGGTATTATCTCTCCTTCAGTAATCAATTCAAAAGATAGTTCTCTATATTATAATCTTCACTTAATAAAAAGCACTCCATAAGGAATGCTTTAATTTTCACTTATTCATAAATACGATCAATAATATTAAGGGTAAACAAAATACAATAAATTTTTGAAACCTTTCTCGCCACACATATTTTCTTATTTCATCTTTATATTTCTTTTCATGATCAGGTTTGCATGTCATGTAATCAATACTAATATGATTTTCTTTTTCCAAAATTAACTTTTCATAATCTCGGTGAAGCTCCTTTAATTTCAGTTGATTAATTGAACCTGGATCAGCTTCTAACCGTTGTAGTTTGTTTAATAACACATTTAATTGTTGATAGTTATTTTCAAAATTACTAGCGCGTTCTTTGTAACTTTTAACCCCTAAAAACATAGTAAAGAATGTTAATGATAAAGAAGATATTAATAATACTTTTGGTATATCTCCTTTCCCTTCAATAAACCAAATAGATAGAATTAGTACCACTACAGAATAGAAATATGATGTTTTTCAAAAAACTCATGCTTCTCTCTTAATCTATCAGAAGCTTTTATTCTTGCTCTTCTAGTTAAGTCAACTCTTCGTTTCAATTCATAAAATACATCCATCTCATTAATAGCTTTTTCTTTCTGTGTTATATGTACAACTTGTTCATTTTTCTGTTGCTCGTTACTCATCAAAACGTCCCTCCACCATTTTTTCATTTCCCCATCTACATTATTATATTAATCTAAAACTATGATTTCCCCTTAATAAAAGGTTCAAAAATTAACAAAAATAGAACACTGAATAATTCCCAGCAATCATTCAGTGTTCTATAAAGACTACAGACACGTTATCATAGTCCATTTATACGCTCTTATTTGATCTAGCATTTCTTTTCAGTGCTAACACAACATTAGATCTATCATTTCTAAAGTTAGCCAGCGTACCTTCTTCTAAACCAGTCAATGCTTCAAACATATCTTCACGTAGACTTAATTGATACTCACTTGAAAGTTCTTCTAAAATGCTATTCCCATCAAAAACATCATTTTCAAGCAATGCAAGAATTGACTTTTTAATTAAAACTGGACTTGTAGGCTTAGATTGTCCATCTAATGGTTCTTTTTTTCTCCAGCCATTTTTACTCATTTGTCTTTGCAAATACGAATATTGATTGAAAGTGATTACCCCTAAATTGTATGCTCTTCTAACCATTACTCCCACAGAAACATGCCACTTCTTCTTCATAAAGACATAATGGTCTAAATCAATCGGAAACATACTAACATCTCTAATAAAAGGTTCTTTAGGTAGTAGAAATGCACTAGCAAAATCATTGGCCTGCTGTTCCATTTCTCTTTCTTCATCTTTAGATAACGTGGATAAATCCAGATAAGGCTCATGAATCAATATGTGAGCAAGTTCATGAGCTGCATCAAACTGCCTTCTATATCTACTTCCTTTATCATTACCTAATACTACAAAATAAACATCTGAACCATTTATTTTCCTTGTCTGTGTGTATGCATCAATTTCAGAAACATTTATTCTTGAGGTAGAAACAATTATTCCATTTATCTCTAAGAGCTCCACCATATTTTTAATCGGCTTATCTCCTAGTCCCCAAAACTCCCTAGCTTGTACAGCCATTTCTTCTATGCTCATATTATCTACATCTAAAGTAGGTAAGTTTTCTTTAGGCAAATCAATATACTCATTAATAAGCTGATAAATAATTGAAAGAAAGTCTAATCTTAATTTCTGAGCCTCAAGATCTTTCTTCAAAGTTTTAGCAAGTGCTCTAAAATAAGCATTACCTACTTTATCTGTAACAGTGTCATCTTCGAAATAAAACTTTCTTGGGAAGCCTAATACCCCTTCCAATTGGAGCATGACTTCCCCGCTAGGTGGACTCATATTTTTTTCATACTTAGAAATCATTTGTTTAGATATTGAAAGCTTTTCCGCTAAATCCAATAAACTCATTGCATTAAAGCGCCTAGCTAATTTTAATCTTTCACCATTAAATTTAGATGTGATCATCTTGAAAAATCCCTTTCTTTCTATGAGAAGAGCGCGATTTTATTCAGATGTTTTCTTTTTCTTTCTTTTTAGTGAAACCGTCATATCATGCTGTTCTTGCTCTTGTTGTTTGTCGTCCTTATCACTATCGTCATTAGAAGCAACAGTAATAAAGTTGCTCCAATCCTCTTTATAAAGTGTATCTAAATTTTCATTTAGTATATTAGCCTTAACGGATTTTAATTCATAACCTCTCATATCAAGACTAATTACACAGAATTGTTCAATTTCACAAGGACATACCCGAAGCATTTCCTCATATATTTGACGAGCTTCATCTTCATCATAATCAAAACCCATAGTTAACTGGGTCTCGATCGCTCTTCTCTGATTAAAATCTAACTTCTCCTCGAAATTCACATTACATATACCTGACAATGCAGAAATGTAATACATCACTTTAGATTTTATCTTTCCCTGTTGCCTAGCCTCAAGATTTTTCTGAGACAGAAAGAAAAATAAAGTTTTACTTGTTGTATCAACAAGTCCTGCAACTTTCCAGCCATTCCTCTTCGTTTTAAATGAAGTAAACTCTTCTGTATCATTCCCAATTTGACGAGAATATATAAAACTCCATTTTGCCATCCCATGACCATTGTTAAACCCATAGTCAGTTTCTAATCTATCGCTAGCCTTAGACAACGACGTTTGAACCCTTTGAATGATTTGTTTAATACTATCTCCATCAACGTTCAGTTTAAAAGGCAAAGACGACACTCCCATTCTTTAATGTTTTGTCCTCTTATTTTTACATTTTATTTAAAAAACGTCAACCTATAAACTTATATTTTTTAAAATGGTCAATATCATTGTTTTTTAATTAAAAGGGATATCAATTTCACATCAATACCCCTAAAAACCACATCATACTTACAAATATAGTGAAATTATTTAATCTCCAAACGATACACAGTTGGTTCTACCTCTGAATAGATTAGCTTCCCATCAAGAAGGTTATACAACTGAAATCCAAGTTCGTTTTTTAGAGAATATCTTTCTTTCAATACCACGACTTCTAATCCAGTAGCGTTTTCTTGAATAATGAAAGATGAAAAATCACCAAAGTAAAATACTGCAGCTGTATCTACTGATCCTTTTACAACATCTGTGCAATCTAGTGGGAATCCTAATAACATGTAGCTTACTCCACCGTCCACACGATCGATTGTTTTTAGTGCTGACTCTCCATTTGGTAACTTTAAATCTTCAACGTATTCAAGAGCAGCTTTATTTACAATCCATCTCGCTTTATTCGCTACACTAGTAGAAGGTTTATTTTTTAATTCTTTAATGATTGCTACCGGTTCGGTTTGCGTTGGTGTAAATACTTTCGCTTTATTTAATAATGAACCTTCATTAAATGCTGTTGCCCCTGTGCCATTGAACATATAATCCATTTCTTTTTTAGATATTCCTTTTTCATTACGTCAATTACCAAATCGCTTACACTCAATGGAGTCAAAGTTAATAATCTTTTCTTAATCCTTGAGATAGAATCAAATTCCACAGGTTCTAACAATTCAGCAGTTAAACCTAAATTATTAACCTCAATTTCATTCTCGTCATCACGTTCTGTACTATTAACTCCAACTTCAATTTTTGTATCCCCAGTTAATACCGGATATCCTAAATTCCCATCAACCGTTACAACTTTCCCGTATTTACGTAATAAATTTTCTTGTTCCACATAACTAATAATTTCTTCAGCAATGCTTTTTGGAATTGTAGCTTTTCCATTATTAATATCTACACCTAATGTTCGAACTTCCATTTCAGAAGTATTTCCTAGTAAGTAGTTTGTAAATGCTGAACGAATTTCTTTGTTATTTTTAATTGTTGTAGTCATGATATAATTCTCCTTATATTATATTTTTAATTTTTATTTGAATTTTTTCAAAGTCCTATTAATCTCTTCAAGTAATGCTCTTCTTTCAATCTCAAACAAGGACTGATCAATTTGTCCTTTCATCAACAAATGTTGTCGTTTATCTCCTTCCACAACTGTTGTATCAGGATATGCTGGACTATATACCGGACTAATTTCACGTAAACGTGCCTTTACAATAGTTCTATATTCATCTTCACCTTTAGTTTCCCAATTTGATTTTTCATCTACAAAAGTAAAAGAAACATGTGATAATTTACCGTTAGTTACTTCCTGATATACTTTTCGCCCCAGGTTATTATTAGGAAGTATTAACTTGAAACTTAGACCTACGCTATCTTCTTCCAAAGTTAAACTACCATCCTGAATCTTTCCTAAAAAATCCTTTTTATTGTGATTAAATAATGCAATTTGATCCTTTTCTCCCAAGGACTTTTTAAATGCTCCCTTTTTTACCTTCTCATAAAATTGCTTCCTACTTCCAAGTATCTTATTGGACCATTTATCCCACTTGACAGCATAACCACTAATTATTTTTTCCTTATTATCACTACGTGTCGTTAATTTAAGTTCACTAACTGAACATCGTATTTCCATTTACATCACATCCGCTGTCTTTTTTCTGAGACATTTATTTTTTTCAATGCAGCATCTATCTGTTTCAAAATACTAGTTCTTAGCTGCACTTCTTTTCCAAGTTCTGCTTTGGCCCTTTCTTCTCTCCCAACCATAGATGCAGTTTCATAACGTCTAGTCATTTTCCACACCTCCTCTCAATACCATTTCGACAATTATCGACAAAACAAAGGCATAACATCCCCACTTTTTCACGTATTAATCCTATAAAAACACCCTATTTTCTGCCTTAAAAACTGAAGATTATATTCTCTAAGTTGTTGATATAGCAAGGTTTCCAACACCCTTATTGGCATTTTCGTGTCAAACACCCCCCTTTATTTTTTAAAAATCTTTCCGAGGTGCACACTTGCCTCCCTCTTACCTATCTCCCAAAGCATGCTTGTCTTTTATTTTTGATAGGGGGGGTTATAAATTTACTCTTTTTCTACATAAACTTTTTTGACGTACAAACCATTGTTTAGGTACGTTTCACCATTTTCAGCTTCTTTCATAAATCCCTTCAAATTCACCTGTAAATGGTATCTTTTATCTCTTTCAATATGGTAATAAAGGATACTTTCATCCTTATAAGCTGCACAAAGCAATTCTCCACGGATATCATCAATAAATGAGAATAAAATCAACTTACTATCTTTAAATCGAATGCTTTCTACATGTCCAAATAGATCTATGCTTACATTTTGCTCAATATCTTCCACAGTTCTCTCTCCTCCTATCTTTAATCTCCTGCAAACTTGATTTCCCTCATAATCTCAGCATGTTTCTTGTTAATATAGCCTGTACTATAATTTAACTCCTCTGCTACCCGTTCTAACGTCATACCATCAATATATTTCAACTTAAGTATTCTATTTTCTAATCCTTTGAATGTACTCACTAACTTTTTCAGTTTGTACATATCATTCAGCTTATGAGCCAGTTCATACTCAATTGCTTCAATATGTACTTCTACTCTTGCGCCATCTGACTCAGCAGTTAGACGAACATTCTGTAAGTCGCCACTGACCCAGCGTTTTAATTCAGCCTTTGTTTTATCTAAGTTGTAATCTAAATATGCTATGTCCTGTTCTAATTTCTGATAGTCTTTCAACCAATTCAATTACATATCACCTACTTAGATTTAATTCTCTTTTCTACTAATCTCTTTACCACCCAGCTTCATCTTCTTAAGAACATAGCCTGTACGAATATAAGGACTGTCTTCCTCGAAACAATGTGCATCCCTGTGTCCTTCACCTGTTCCATGATGATGGAACTTTCTACAGTATTGACACCATGTACTAAGATTTCCTTTTTCATCACGTTCAATTGCTAATACAGTTGGAACTTTTTTAATTGCCATTTCTACACACCTCTTTAATAAAAATTGGTTTATTGCTACTTTTTCGGCAACAAAGCAACAAGCAGGCAATAATTCCAATTCCTTGTCACTCTAAGGCTTGTACATATTTTATTGCTTATTGCTGGCCGTCATATCTCATTCGTGCATTTATCTCACAAATAATTAATACGTATATTTGTTATAAACATAAATACATTTTTAATAAATCATTAATAGAAACTAGCAATACGAACACCATAAACCCTTACAGCTCTAAGGCTTGTACTTATTGCCGCTTTATTGCTCACTCCGCAATACAAACACTCTAAAGCCTTGCAACTCTAAGGTTTGTGCTTATTGCTATTTTATTGCTGGTTTTGATTTAAACCCTTTAACCGTTTTCCATGAACCATTAATTTTTATCATCTTATCTTTCCATTCCATTTCATACTTAGTACATACTGAATCTTTGAATTGTTTTTGCCCTAACGGATGCTGAACGTGGTTATCTTTGCACCACTCGTCATATACCTTCAAAGCATCAGTACCCCTGACTTCTTCAAAAAATTGCTTATCGTATTCAAAAAAGAAATCGGCAAGTGGATCATTGTATTCCATAAAGTTCTGTTTTGCTTCCTCCGCCTTCTCATTGTATGTTAGGATATCAACCGTACGTTGCTTCATTTCTTTTATTGCATCTACAGCTAATTTCAAGACATATTCCCTAGCACTTACTGTTTCAAGTTGTTTCATGCTTTCCATTTCGGATATACGGTCTGGGTCGTTCAAAAAATTATGATCAAACGGTAAAATATGCAGTCGTTTATTAATCTGATTTCCGTGTTCCCTGAAATTAGGATAGTGATTACTGGCTGTAATACATACCGTATTCATTTGTACTGTTTGACTACCCTTTCCTTTATATTCGATATCGACATACCCACCTGTAATGATAGTTTTTAATGTTCCACTATCACGTATTACCTCATCGGGTTGATCATCTACGATATTTGCCAATTTCCTATAAATACTACTACCTGCAAAAGCGTTTTCCGCCAATTTTTGCGGACTTATCGCTGATATATTATCCCCAGAGTTGAACGTCTTCTGTATCATATATAAAACGGTGGATTTCCCATTATGGGCACTACGTCCATATAAATAAAACATTTTCGGAACTAACAAGGTTGGATACAAAACTGCTCCAAACATTTCATGAATGTTTTTGATAGTAGGTAGATGTCCATCAGATACTTTAATCAGCGTTTTTTCAACAAATGAATCAAAAGCCTTTGAATTATATTTCGTTGGTATCTTTTTGGTTACGAATACATCTGGTGTAAACTCTTTAAATTGCATACTATCAAGATGCAATAAACCATTTTCTACTGCTATATAATTCTTGGATTCTTCATTTACTACTGGTGACATATCCATAATGTATTCTTGTACTTCACGCACTTGATTTCTTTTTAATATCTCTGCATCACGAACGAGTGAACGTAATTTTCTACACGTTTTATCAAGTTCATATATTCCAGTTGATTTGTTGTAAACATAGATATCACCATCTTCATTTGGAAAACGTACAATTTTATTTTCCTGTAAAATGTACTCGACCATGATATGATGTAAAAAACTAGTCCTTCCGTTATTTTCGCTCCACCATGAGCCTTTTTTTATACCCGGTGTTTCCTCTTGCTCATTTACCAAATAATGAACATCATTGTTTCGGTTGTAATCGGAACTATGGTTATAATCAGAAACAGAACTGTGGGTAGATTCAATTGCTTTTTCAATTGTCATTTGTCCATATGTACGACCATCCGAAGAATGTGGATTGTCCCATTTATCACGAATTAATGAAGACTCTCTGAACATCGAATCCATCTTTGCAGCATCTTTATCTGTCCAAAATGCTAAATGATTACATAAAGCCATATCAGTTGAAGAATGATCACCATTAATCAACATGCCCTGGAATAAATCTTTAATGGCTGCACCGCTTTTACTATCAAACATTCGCTCCCATAGTTCTGCATCAGATAAAATACTTATATTACTTTTCCTTGAAACATAAGGTTTTTTGGTACTGCAAGTACTTCCTTCTTCTCTATATACTTTTGAAAAAGAACTTTTAAGTTTTCAGTTGATTCTTCCACAGGATGATTATTTATACTGTCTCCCGTGAATGTGAAGTACCGTGTATGTCTATATACCTCAAGACCAATAGAGGGTACTTTTTTGCCTGTCCCAGGACCTCTTAATGGAATTTTCCCTTTGGCTATGATGTGTATCCCTTTACCACTGGGAGAATATTCAGTGTAACTTGGAACAATGTTCATAATTTCTTGGGCTAATTCAGATAAATCCCCGTCTACACAGCATTTATCCAAATCAATTCCCACGTAATCATCTTGTTTACTAAAAACAAAGCCTATTCCGTCATATCCACCTTGTTTATACTTTTCTACGACTATTTCAAAACTTGACCAAGTGTTACGATTATTCACCTGTGCCATTTTGCTGTTTACTTGGTAGGGAACCTTTGTCGGTTTACCATTTCGTTTCTCTTTGCGCCAAAGTACCCATTGAGGACAGTTTTTTAATTCTGTCGGTATATTATTAAAGTTATCGAGCATAGATTTCACCTCCTATTGCTCTTCCAGAAACTTGATGTTAAAATATAAGTAGATAAATAATTGTTCTTGAAGATATATGAATTCGCCGTTCATATATCTTTTTTTATTAGTTTTTACCACTATTCTTCACTACCTCTTTAAATAATCCGTCTTTAATTTCATCTACTCTTTCATATTCTTTATTTAATTCATTCATCGTATAATTGAGCAGGCGCCAATACACTCTTAGCTTTCTATGAAATCCACGAAAACAATAAATTTCCTCACCTTTGTATACCGCTGTATCCATATCCTCTACTAAGTGCGCTAAAAGAACTTCTACATCTGTTAAAGTCGCAACGCTTACTCCCAGCGATCCTAATTCACCATCAAGTTCACTTGTGAAATTTTTTAAATTTGGTTGTTCATTGACTGCTACTAATTGATCCATATTTCTAACGCTCCTTATTTACTATTGTTAATTTCGTATAATCTTTTCTTAGCTTCAAACTCCATAACTTCTAAAATCTCAGGATTTTTTCTTGCTACAGCACATCGTTTTACAATTTCATGTCCTTTCATCATCCTCGTTGCGGACAATACTCCGTTCATGTATTTTCACCTCACCCTTTTCAATTAAGGTTGCTACCCCTGCATTAGCTATAAGTCCCAACATTGCATTTATTTTCGGTCCGCAATAGACCATCTGACCAACAAAGGTATAATATATTTGGTTTTCCTATGCATGCGCCAGCCAAAGCGTTGTCGTTTACCAATCATTCACAATTTCTTCTATTACTTCAAGCGCCTGCTTATAAAACCACCAACGCTTTCGATTACGTCGTCGCTCTATCAATCTCATACGAGGGTCTGACAAAATCTCATCTTCTAGAAATCTCCGTGACATTGATGTCATTACTACCAATCTTTCAATATCAACCATTAACAAAGTTTCGTGAATCTGCTGATCTATCTGCTGCTGTATGTACTCCTTAATGGCTTTTTCATCAATATTGACTTGCACATTTGCAGGAATCATATTATTCCCTCCCCTTTCAAAACAGCATTTAAAATGCTGTTAGAGCCCAAAAAAAATATAACTGATATCAATGTGAGGATATTTGTGTTTAAAAGCATCTATAAAATTCCTCGATGCCTTGATACTTCCACGCTCGACTTTCTCATACATTGACAACGATACGCCTATAGAATTAGCCATTTGCTGCTGAGTTAGCTTAATTTCTTGTCTAAATACTTTAAGTCGTACAGCCATTTTCACTCACACCACCTTTCCGCATTTATTATGCTTATAATTTACCACAGCACCAAAAATGCTGTCAAGCATTTATTATGCTGTTTTTTTCTTGCTAATCACCTTATAGGATGCTTTAATAAGAATATGTACTATATGAGAGGTGAAAAAAATGAAAATATCTACATTTGGAGAAGAAATAAAGGAGTTACGTAAAAGTAACAAATTTACGCAAAAACAACTCGCTGAAAAACTTGGCAAAGCTGAAAGTACAATACGAATGTGGGAGCTTGGTACAAATACTCCTAACGCAAAAACAATAGCTGAATTGTCTAAAGTATTAAATGTCGGATACACCGATTTAATGATAAAAGCAGGATTTATAAATGAAGAGGATGTAAATTTAACTCCAGAAGAAAAAGCAGCATCTGACGAGACATCATATTTAATGAATGTTAATGAATTAAAGGAAATTGAAAATAAACTAAAACAATGTGATTCCGAAGAGGAAAAAAAGGAGTTAAATGCTAGGAAAATACGCTTAGAAAAACGCATAGCAAAATTAAAGCTTCGCTTAACTGAAATACAACAAAGAAGATATACAAATCCTTTTGATTTAATGACTCCAGAGGAAGAGGACGCATATTTTGAAAAACAAAATAAAGCTTATGAAGTGGAAGATTACCGTAGACGTGAATATCCAGATATAAAAGATTTTCTAGAGCAACGTAATGTTTACTTTAACGGTAAATCATTGAGTAAAGAAAACAGAGAGCTAGCTATAAAAATGTTAGATGTGTTATTTGAAAAACTTGAAGTAAACTATCCTTCAGAGGAAAAAATCGAGAAAGAATATAATAACTTTGAAAATATGTTTGCCTTTTTAAAGAAAGAATCATCTGATCGTACCAAAGATAAATAGTATCAATTCAACACTTATCCATTCCTATGCATACGCCAGCCAAAGCAATGAAAGGAATGGTAATATTGAAATTGCATAAATCGGCAAAAGATCCGGAAATATACTATTATTTCAATGCAAGTAATGAAAAAGTGTGGATGTACCGCCACAAGTATTACGACAGTACAGGTAAAAGGAAAGAGAAAAAGAAAAGGGGATTTAAATCAGAAAAAGAAGCCCTCAAATCCCTTTTAGAGGTAAAAGTTGCAACAATACGTGGTGAAGCTAAACAAGTAGAACACGATCAAATGACCGTTGGAGAATGGTTGGATACTTGGTATAACACTCATAAAAATAGTTGGAAACCAACATCTCGGGCTCAACGTGAAATGGCTATTCGTCTACAAATGAAACCATTACTTGGCCATTACAAGTTGCAAACATTAGATAGAACCACATATAAGAGGGAATTTTTGAATGTACTTGAAAAGAAGTACAAGCCAAGTACAGTTCATTTATTCCACACTCTTTTCAAAATCGCCATTAATGCAGCTGTAGAAGATGAAATATTATCTCGTAATCGTTTCACAAAAATTAAACTTTCAAGCCAAGAAACTGTTAAAAAAGAAAACACTAATTACTTCACCCCTGAGCAATTAGTTGAATTTTTGAAAGTAGCTAATCGTGAAGAAAACACCACAAATTACACATTTTTATTAACCGTTGCATACACAGGAATTCGTAGAGGAGAAGCCTGTGGTTTACAATGGAAAAACATCGATTTTGATAATAAAACAATTACTATTGAACGTACCAGAGATAATAAAGGGATAAGATCACCCAAGACAAAAAACAGCTATAGAACAATTCTAATAGATGATGTACTTGTAAGCCAACTAAAAACATATCGTAAGTGGTGCATGGAAGTAATGCTATCTTTTGGATACAAACTACAAGATGAATCGTTTGTATTTACATCATACCAAACCGGGAAACCTATAACAGATAGTAGTGTGCTGTATGCATTTAGAAGGGTATTAAATAAAACAAATCTTCCCTCAATAACAATACATGGCTTACGCCATACACACTGTACCATACTATTAAACCAAGGTTTAAATGTAAAAGTGATTGCAGAACGTTTAGGGAATACTCCACAAATGATTTATGAAATTTATGGCCATGTATTGAAGGAAATGGAGTCCATGTCAGTAGAGTTATTTAGCCAGAGTTTAGCAGAAAGTGGGGCCAAATTTGGGGCCACTTAA